CATTATCTGTATCAATTTTAATTTCTTTTTGCCTAGTTCCCACTCTCCTAATCAATTCATCCATCTTAGTAAAATCGATGTTGATTTCTTTTAATTGGTCAAAGTTTTTAAAAATATCTCTTGTAAAAGGTGAAAAAGTCATAATCGCATTTATAACTTTTACCATTCCATTTAAAAAACCTTGTAAGGCTACAACAACATTTTTTAATGATTGTAAAAATTCTCCTGCTAAAGTTCTACCAAAAGCACTAACATTTTCATTAGAACCTTTTATACTATCTAATATTTTATCTTTAAGTATTGTGGCTAAATATTCTAATGCAGGAGCTAAAGCTGCTACAGTTTGATCTGTTATACCTTTAAATAATTTACTTAACTTTAAAACAGCATCATTAGCCTTTTCAACACCTTGAACTGCTGATCCAGATAATAGAACTCCTAAATCATCTGCTTCTTTAAATAAGTTTCTTAATTCATCTGAACCTAATTTAAGGATGTTTACGAATGCAACACCCTCACTATCAAATAATTTAAATGCTAATCTAACTTTCTCAGAGCTACTTTCAACATCTGCAAAAGCATCTGATAATTTAAGCATTTGCTCTTGCAAAGGTAATTTTGCTATTTCACTAGCATTTATATTTAATTCTTTTAATGCATCTTTAGCTTCACCAGTTCCATTAGCTGCTTCTGCTAATCTTCTAGTAAATCTTTGGGTTGCCATATCAACAGTTCTGATTTCAACACCAGATATTTCTGCTGCAAATCTTAAAGCACCTAATTCTTTAGTTGTAACACCTAATTTACTTGCTGTTTTTCCTAAAGTGTCAATACTTTGCAAAGATGATTTTATTAATAATCCAAAACCACCAATACCGGCTAATCCAACCAATCCAGTTTTAAGACTAAATACTGCACCAGTTATTCCCTTTAAACCTCTGGTAACACTTCTAAAAGCATTTCTGGTTGCATCAAGAGCAGTAATTTTAATTCTTGTTGGATCTGCCATCTTCTAACACCTTAAAATATGCTTGCCACTCATTTATATCAGATAAAGTTAAATGTTCAACTTCATCTATTGTTTTGTGCAAGCGATCTGCTAAAGCTAATAAATTAAACCTTAACAAATCGCTTTTTAGTTTTTTTCATGTTCCTCTGCTGAAACAGTTTCACCAAACATTTTTGCAGATAAATTAGCAACAATGTTTACATCTTCACTCATTAAAAATCGTTTATCTTCTAATGTGAATGCTTTCTCACCATCTTTGGTTTCAGCTTTCATTATTATAAGATCAACCATTCCATCTACAGTCATATCATTTAGAAAGTTTTTATGCTTTCTCTGCAACTTATTGATATCTCCTGCAGTAATTGCACTCGCATAAAGAATTAATGGAGTATTGTTTTCACCCCATTCTGGAACTTCAATAGTTCGTCTTTCTTTTACACGTCTAGCTGCTATCTGTTCACCTAATGACATTAATCACCTTTAAACAGTTGTAGCAGTTAGTGCGCCTGTACCTTGAAGAGTAAAAGATGCTTCAACCATACCATCAAATGATGAAGTGATTGTCCTACCTGTCACAATCGCAGTTCCAGAATAATAAGTGTCACCTGCTGTATCACCCTCTGGATATACTGCGAAAGTTACTGATGATCCAACTGAAAATGATACTTGACCATCTGTGTCTGTTTCATCCCAGAATACATCTACAGAACCACTAAATGTTTTTAATCCTGTTAGATATGTTCTTGAAGCATCACCCATTGTTGTATCTTCAATAGTATCTGCTGTTTCTTCTAAACTAAATGAGCGAACTTCAGCGATTGCATTTGAACCACTTTTAACTGTTCCCTCTGATCCTGCGTGTGTTGCCATTTTTATCTCCTTTTAAGCTGCAGTTTCTACGTCATTTTCTAAGGTTCTATAAATCACCTCAACAGTAAACCGACCAATGGCAACAGGTTGCTCACCCTCACCACTAAAATCGGCTTCAAAAGATGTCACTTGAGTATCCTTTGCAAGACTTCCTAAAGTAACATCTGATGCAATAGCTTCTTCAACTTCTACTGCAATAGTGTCAAGTGTATTATCATAGTCGCTTGTTGCTTTTACATATGCTTCAACACCAATTTCTAAAACCCTATTAATTGATCTAGGTCTTGTTAATGTGTCAAAAGTTGTAGCTTCTGATTTACTAAAGACACATAATCCCGGTATTTTATTGCTTTCTAATGGATATATTCTTGACCTAAAAACATTAGAACCAGTAGTTGATAACCCTGTTAAAGCAGTAATTACAGCATCTCTTATTTGTTTTCTAACGTGTGCCATTAATTCTTCTCTAATACTAAGGTTGTCATTCCTGTTCCATCATCTTGAACAATCCTAATTGTGTAAGCTACTCCTAAAATTGTTATTGCATCACCCTCAGTAGCACTAGATACATCGCTAGTTCTACATAAAAATCTAGGTTGCTGAATTGCCACTCCAACAGTACCACCTGCGTCTACCTCTATAAATTCGTTATCAAATATACCACTAATATCGACAGCAGACCCACCTTGAACAGTATAACTTGCAGTAGTTCCAAAATCATCTACATCTAAGAAAATTAATCGATCTGCTGCACTTTCAACTGCCATCACTCATCCTCTGGTGTTTCTAATGCTTTAACTGCTCTATTAATAAAACTTTTCTTTTTCTTCTTCTTCTCTTTTGCTTCTTCTGCATAACCTCTAGCAATTAATTTGTTTGCAATACGATCATCTAAATCATGCTCTTCGCCTATATGCATATTTCCTTGTGTACCTGTGTAACACTTTTCTATTATTTTAACTTTCATAATACCTCACAATATAATGGGAGTGATCCTAAGACCACCCCCTAATATTAATGCTAATTAAGCAGTTGATATTTCATCTGTTTTAGCAAATGAGATTGCATTTCTTAATGCAACGTCAACTTCTTGCATAACACTTATCTGAACATCACCAGATTTTGAACCAGAATATGGATCAACTATGATTGATGGTGCGCCAAATAATCCCACCATTAACTGTGAGAAGTCACCAAATATCATTGCTGATGCATCTGATCCACCATCACCCGGATCTAGGTCTGATGGCACGTTATTTGTAAACTCAGCCTTGTATCCATAAATGGCATTCCAAGGATCATTCAATAACATCACACTATCAGTTGTAGCAACTTTTACTGTGTTTGCCATTTTCGCCTTAACCTTTGGATTAGTTAAGAAACCTAATGTTGCTGCATTTACAACTCCATTATCTTCCTCAACTAGCTTCACTAGATCAGTAATGTCTGCCCAAGTTAGAGCTGCCACATCTGTACCTGCAGAAATATCTAAGTTATTAACATTTGCATCTGTTAATATTCCTGTAGGTTGTCCAGAAGCACCAGAACCATTAATTGCATAATATTCAATCTTATCAGCAATAGATCTTAGTAGGTCATCTTGAACAATCTGCTCAATTGCAGGAACACTTTCTAACATTAACAATCTTGACATAGTTGCGAATGCACCTAATGTTCTAGGCTGTAATGTTACACCTGCATCTGTTGGACTTTGATCTGAAACATCACCTGCTTCTTCCACAAATCCTGCTGCTGCACCAGTAGCAATCTTAGGCATTCTAACTCTATTTGTTAGACCACCAAGATAAGTAACACCTAAATTAGCCATTACTTGCTTTGCTCTTAATGCTTCGATGAACAAGTCACCTCTTTGGATTGTTGGAACAAACTGATCTGTTACATTTTCACCTGCGATTGCACCAGTTGCTGCAGTTGTCATAACACCAGATCTCCAAGCAAAGTCTGGAACATACATTCCTTGAGACTGCTTGCCAGTTCTCTTTGTTATTTCGTCTGAAAGTTCCCTCTCATAACCTGCATCTTTCCAGTCACCAGTTACTTGTGCTTGTATCATTCTTCCTAAAGAATATGTTCTTTTTTCTTTAGCAGATTGCTCAATTACAGTTACTGGAGTGTCAAGTGGCTTATCGTTTCCAATAACATCTAAAAGCTCACCTCTGAACTCTGAAATGTCAATTCCACGACTTAAAGCATCTTCACCGAGATCGGCTTTGTTATGCTTTCTTGCTAAAGTCATTATTTCTTTAGCATTTTTTGATGCTGATTTGGCTGCTTCTGCCCTTACTGCATCAAGATCGATTTTTTCAGACATATCTTTCTCCTTTATCTGA